AGCAGCGGCAGACACCACGGTGCTGGTCAAGTTGAACGTATAACCTCCGAGCGTATGGACAACCGATTTGACAGGATGGCCAAAATGGCGTCTTCGACCATTTCCAACCTTATGGGCGAACCCGCTGTTTGGCTATCCTCAAATCGGGGAAACATCCCCGGGCGGGCGCTGTTCAAAGACCCAAGCGAACCCACGCAGATCGGAGACTCCGAAGGCTACGAATACCGGCCGAGCACGGCAACCGCAGAGTATTACGAAGATAATTTCGTCGGGATGAAGCAAGCCGTGGACGCCGAGACGACCGAATACCTCGAAATCCGAGGGAAGCGGTATTTGGTCACAGCGGTGGAGACCAAATTTGACGGGAAAACCTACGTGGCGCATTTGACGCCGCACGACGAAAGCGAAGAATAGACCATGGAACAACTGACAACCAAGGCAGATCCCAGCATGTCCCCCTATGAAAAATATGAGGACGAACTGGTTGCGCTGTTGCAGATGCCGGGTGTCGATGTCAAGCCGTTGCCAAAAGTCGAGGCGCTGGAGTTGCCGCGTCAGACGGAGAGACCGCAGATTTTCGTGCTGGTCAATGGTACGGAGTTCGCCGAGCGCGAGGAGTTGGCCGTCGTGGCCCAACTGGGAACCGTTCAATGCGAGCTATTCATCCGCGCAAAGAACCGGCGGGGAAAACTGGGGCTTTTCGACGTCTATGAGGCCGCGAAATCCCGCCTGCTGGGCTATCGGATGCAGGGCGCGAAAACGCCCATTTACTTTAACTCTTTCGGCTATGTATCGGGCCTACATAACTATTGGCAGTATGCGCTCACGTTTTCGTTTGCCGCGTATTCTGTCGAGGTAGACCGGCCCGATGACATCCCGACGATCAGACAAATCGAAAACGAATTTACCCAAAAATGAAAAAGTATGAGGTAGTGAGTCCTTACGTTGTATTCAGCGTCAAGGATGGTGCGGCCCGCAAGGAGTACGCGCTGAAAAAAGGCGATACCGTCGAGTTGCCGGAAAATGACATCGCGGTTCGCGCTATGGTCGCCCGCCGACAAATCAAAGAGGTTGCGGAGACGACTGCCGAGCCGGCTGTCGGTAAAAAGAAATAGTCGGACATTACAAACAGCCGGTAACGGCATAACAATTTTATGACATGGCAGATTTTTTACATGGTATAGAGCACGTCAACGTCGCCAGTGACGTGGTGCCCGTGAACGACATCGTTACGGCGGTTATCGGGCTGGTGGGTACGGCGGATAAGGGCGACACCAATGTCCTCACGTTGTGCAAGAGCGCGGCAGACGATGCCGCATTTGGCACACAAGGAACCATTCCCGAAGCGCTTAAAGCGATCCGCATGCAAGACAGCACCGCCGGCAGCGCCTTGGTGTTCGTCGTCAAGGTAAAGGACGCCACCGCCGAAATCACCGGTGCCGACATCGTGGGCACGATTTCCGAGACGGGCGAGCGAACGGGTCTCAAATTGTTTGAAACCGCAGGAAACAAATACGGCTTCGAGCCGATGATCTACATTGCACCGCGATATTCGGCGCTGGATGCGGTAAAACAGGAGTTGGCTGTCATTACCGAGAAAACCGAGGCGATGGCATACATCGACACGCCCGACGGATGGGGCTTCAACCAGGCCATCGAATCGCGCGGTGCGTCGGGTGATTTTGCCACGCTCAAAGCGGGGCAGAAACTCCTTTTTCCTCACGTCCTTATTCCCAACCCGGAGTACAATCCGGACGCCGAGGAGCCTGGGGAAAGATACCTCACGATGCCGGTGTCGGCCTATGCGGCGGGATTGCGGGCCAAGGTCGATTTGACCGAGGGCTGGCATGTGTCATCCTCTAACCACGCCTACACGGGGATCGAGGGTACCGACGTACCCATCACGTTCGCGCTCTCGGATAAAACGTGTGAGGCCAACCTGCTGAACGCACAAGGCATCACGACGGTTGTCAACATGTACGGCAACGGTATCGTGGAATGGGGCAACTACACCGCTGCGTTCCCCGGCACTACCACCCCCGAGGCGTTCGAGTGTGTCCGCCGATCGCTGATGATCATGAAGCGATCGATCACGATGGCCAGCGCCGCGTTTATCGACGTCAAGCAGGTGAAGCAGGCCGACATTGACCTGGTTCGCAACACCGTGAACCAGTACTACAACCGGCTGATGGCGGAGGGAAAGATCGTTTACGGTCAGTGCTTTTTCGACCCTGCGAAAAATCCCGTCACCGAGCTGGCGCAGGGCCACGTCACGTTTTCCAACGAGTGGACGCCCGCCGTGCCCATGCAGCGCATGACGTTCGACCACAAAATCGACCTTAACAAACTCTCAACCATCGAATAGCCATGAATATCACAAAAGTTTACGACGCAAACGTCTATGTGAACAATGCCAGCAAACACGGGCTGGCGTCGGAGATCACCGCCCCGACCATCACGGCCCTTATGACCGACTACAAGGCGATGGGCATGATCGGTTCGGCCGAGTTTTTCAACGGGTTTGACAAACTCGAAACGACGATCAAATGGACGTACCCGGACAACGACGCACAGAAGGCGTTCGGGAATTTCCTCAAACCCGTGGATCTGATGATCCGATCCAGCAAAGCGGAGTATGACAACACCGGCATCACAGACGAAAAGCCCATCGTGATGTACATACGTGGGTACTCCAAGACGCTCCCGGGAGGATCGTTCAAGGCCAAGGAGGACACCGAACTGGAATCTACCGTGGCCGTCCAGTACTACAAGCTGGAGATCGACGGCGAGGAGATCGTCGAGATCGACGTAATTAACAACATCTACAAAGTAGGCGGCGAGGACTTGCTGGCCGAACGTAGGCAAAACCTTGGATTGTAATGGGCCAGCAAGCACTGAATCGTAAGCCGGATTTATCAGTCCGGCGGACGCTCCAGCTCGACGCCAACACCGAGATCGCCGAGATCGGCATCACGGTCCGCAAGCAGATGGAGCTGACCAACAACAAGAGCCTCACAGATGCCGAACGCGGCATGCACCTGATGGCCTCCAAAATTCTCGTGAACGGTCAGCCGATCGTTTACGACGATCTGATGGATGGCTTTACCACCGAGGAGTTGGAAAAGATCACCGAGTTCCTTTTCCCCGATGCAAAAAAAGAGGTTGAGGGGGCCAACTCAAAAAACGAGTAAGGACCGCTGCCGGTGCGATGGCGCTAATTAGACAAATTCCATACTCGGACATTGTTTTTTTAGCCCATTTTACCGGCGGCGGAATCGACGGCGTGCTCGATCTGATCGTGGAGGATTATTTCTCCTACTTGGACGCCGCCGTCGAGATTTACGAAAAGGAGATCACAACACCCCGCCGGGTGGTACTGTCCGGCATTGAAAAGCGATAACGACACATGGCAAACAACACTCTGAAATTAGCGTTCATTTTGTCCGCCACGGATAAAATGAGCCGTATAGTGGACGAGGCCGTCAAAAAGTCGACGGACAAACTTTCAGCATTCGAGCGTACTACAAGCAAAATAGGCCGCTCGATGATGAATGCCGGTACCGTAATGGCGGGTGCCGGCGCAGCTGTTGGCGCCAGTATTTTCGCGGTTGGCAAAGCGAGCGCCGATTATGCTGGCGATATGTTCGATATGGCCCGATCTACCGGAATGGGCGTCGAGTCGTTCCAAAAGATCGCCTATGCCGCAAAAATGTCGGGTATCGAAGCTGAAAAGGTCACCACGTCATTTATCAAGTTCGACAAAATGATCGTCGATGCCGCCGGCGGGAACAAGGCGTACATGCAGACGTTTAAGGATCTCGGCATTCAGATCAAGGACAGCGCCGGCAACCTCCGGCAACCGAATGCGATTTTCGAGGACGTGGCCGAAATTTTCCACAACACGGAAGATGGAGCCGCGAAAACGGCATTGGCAGTCGAGCTATTCGGAAAGTCGGGCGCCGCGCTGATCCCTATGCTGAACGATGGGAAAAGCGGTTTGCAGGCGTTTTACGCCGAGGCGAAACGAATGGGCCTTGTGTTGAGTGCCGAAGCGATTGGCAAGGGGGACGCATTTAGCGATCAGCTCGAACAAATTGGTCAGCAAGTCAAAGGCGTAAAGTTGCAGTTAGGCACGGCACTGATCCCCGCATTATCGGCGGCGGCCGAGAAAATCGCCGCAGTAATTGATAAGATCACGAGGTGGGTGCAAGAAAACCCAGAGTTGGCTGCCACGATCGGAAATATAGCGATGACCGTGGGCAAATGGCTGGCCATATTGGGTACGGCGGCCATTGCGATCGGTGGCGCGACGTTCATCGTCGGGCAGTTCGGAAAGGTATTCAGAACGGTGTCTGATACTATAAAAATCGGCACCGATATATACAAAGGGCTGACAGGAGCTACCGCTGCAGCCGGAAAATCGACAATAGCATATACCATAGGCCAAAAGATGGCTGCGGCCGCCCAATGGCTGTTTAATACCGCGCTGTTTGGGTGTCCAGTGATTTGGATAGTCGCCGGGATCATGGCTATTATCGCCGCCGTGGTATTGCTGGTCAAGTACTGGGACGAGGTGGCTGCATGGTTCAAAAAGTTATGGGATTCCATCGTCGGAATCTTCAAAGCGGCGTGGGAGGCGATCAAAAAGGTGTGGGGCGCTGTCACGGGCTGGTTTTCCAACCTTTGGGGCGGAATCAAGGCCGGTGTAGGGAAAGCCTGGGAGGGCATCAAAAACACCATCAGCAAAACCCGTGAGGGAGTACAAAAGGCATGGGGATCGGTGAAAGGCTGGTTCTCCAACCTTTGGAACGGCGTAAAGAACGTGACCGGCAAGGCATGGCAGGGGGTTAAATCGGTATTTCTCAATTACACACCCTATGGTTTGATCTATCAAAATTGGGATAAGGTTACCGGTTATTTCTCCAACCTTTGGGGCAACGTCAAAAGCGGTATTTCGACCGCTTGGGGCGGAATCAAAGATTGGTTCAGCAACATGCAGCCCGTCGAGTGGATGCGCGGCGCGTGGGAGAATGTAGGCACGTTTTTCTCGGGCCTTAACACTCGCTTCTACGAGTGGGGCAAAAACCTATTGCAAGGGCTTTGGAACGGTATAACCTCTATGGTCGATAAGATCGTCGAGGGGATGAAAAATATCGCGCGTAAGATCGCTACCGGCTTTAGGTCTATCCTCGGCATCAACTCCCCCTCCCGCCTTTTCGCCGAGTACGGTCTGAATATTACGCAGGGATTGGCTGTTGGTCTCGATCAAGGTGGTGCCGTCGTTGAAAACGCTACCGATGGCGTGGCCATGCAAGCGACCCGTGGAATCACGCAGTCGATGCAGTCCACCACGATGAACGCATCGACCATTGTAAGCGGCGGGAACACCGGCCCGTCCATTACCTATGCCCCGCAGATTACATTCGCCGGATCGACTACGCGGGAAGCGCGAGACGAGTTCGGAAAAATGCTGAAGCAGCACGCGAACGAGATCATGGAGATGATCCGCCGCTATGAAGATAACAAGGCGCGTTTGTCCTTTACGTAACGATTGAGAGCCATGTTTGCACAACTCGGAGATCACATATTTCAAGGGCTGAAAACCCCCGTATCGACCAGCGAGGCGGACGCCGTAAAATACGGCCAAATCCCTCGGGTCAACGATAAAGACGCCATCCAACCGACCGGCGCCGAGCTGCGGGAGATCAGTTTGACGATCATGTTTTCGTCTGAATTTTGCGACCCGCAGACCGAGATATTCGCGCTGAAAAAGTCGATGCACGCTTTCGAGGTGCTGCCGTACATTACCGGCGACGGGCGAATCGTTGGGAAATTCGTTATTACGAACCTTGACATCGCCAACCAACAGTGTACAGCGGATGGATGGGTGGAGTTGGCAACCGTCACCGTGAATTTGCTGGAGAGTCCCGGCGAGGAGGAAGCGGCCCCGACTGGGCGGGCGTTGAGCAGTCAGAAGCCGATCGCGTCGGCGCCCGCTGCGCCGGTTCCAAGCCCGGCGGCGGAGATAACCGGCGACGTGACCGCCGCCAAGGAAAAGGTTAGCGGGATGAAGCAGGCGATCGCCAAGGTAAAAAGCAGAACCACCAGCCTAAAGCGTGGTGTACGTGAGGTTCGACAGTTGGCCACTGATGCACAAGGGTTGTATGCGTCGGCCAAAACCAAGGTTGCGGCCACGGAAAAAATAATCAAGCGTGCCGGCCAGCTCCCCACCTCGCTGGACGAGGCGCTGGCATACGCGGAGAACCTTTCGAAAATTGACAACGTGGCCGATGTATCAGTTTTGGAGATGAACGTCGGCCAGCTATCCGCCAGCGCGGACAAAGTGACGACCAGCGCCACGCCGGTGGCGGGATTTGCTGGTACAAAGGAGGGAGGCAATTAAATGGCGAGTTTCAACTATACGACCGTTGAGGGCGACCGGATCGACCTGCTTGCTGCCAAGTTTTACGGCAGCATGGACGGTATCGCCATCATATCGGACGCCAACCCGCTCGTGCCACTTACGGCGGTTTTTCCGCTGGGCACGGTGCTGGTGATCCCGATCGTCGAGGACAGCGAGATGAACGTAAATACCGACCTGCCGCCATGGAAGCGTTAGAGAAAGTCATTGCGAAAATCACCGTCAACGGCAAGAACGTAACCGCCGACGTGTCGCCATACCTCTCCCGATTGTCGTATGCCGACAAAGAGGAGGCGGAAAGCGACGATTTGACGCTGACGTTCGAGGACACCGCAGGGCATTGGCAAAACGGCTGGTACCCCGAGCAAGGCGACACGCTGGAGGTGTCGATCGGCACGCCAGACGCTCCGCTGGATTGCGGACTCTTTGAGATAGACGAGATCGGGCTGGAGTTTCCGCCCGACACGGTGACGATCAAAGCCATCGGTGCCGCCATATCCAAGGCGCTGCGATCGCGGAACAGCAAGGCGTTTGAAAAGCAATCGTTGAAACAGATCGCCCAATATTTTGCGACGAAACACGGGCTGAAGCTCGTGGGCAACGTCAGCGACCTGCAAAAAATAGAGGTCGAACGCAAGACGCAGGAAAAGCAGACCGATCTCGCATTTTTGAGCGGGTTGGCCAAGGAGTACGGGATCGTTTTTTCCGTACGCGGAGATCAGCTCGTGTTCATGGACACCGAGGAGCTGGAGGCCCAGCCCGTAGTGCAGATTATTCATAAAAACGAGTTGAGCAGGGCGTCGTTCACGGACAAAACAAGCCAAGTGTATGGCGGCGCCGTCGTGGCGACCCGTAACATGAAAACAAACAGCGTCCAGAGGTGGAAGATCGAGCCGTCAGACCAGGAGGGCGGCAAGGGCACATTGACAAACGACACGTGGCAGGGCGACGTGACGGCCGAGAACGAAACGCAGGCCCAAGCCAAGGCCAAGGGCGCGTTGAAAGAGAAGAACAAGGACAAAATAACGGGTAGCATTACCGTTGTGGGGAACGTCAAGCTGGTGGCAGGGGTCAATATCGAGTTGACGGGCATCGGCAAGTTCTCCGGAAAATGGCATGTGGTATCGTCAGCCCATGACCTCGATAATTCGAGCGGCCACGTGACCACGGCGGCGATCAGAAAAATAGAGGTGTAGATATGTTTCGACTGGGTATAATATCAGAGATCGGCGAGGGTGAGAACCTGGGCTATGCGCGTGTTTCGTTCGACGAGAACGAGATCGTTTCCGGTTGGCTGGCCATGCCGTCCATGGCTACCTACAAGACGAAGCACTGGGTGCCGGTTGAGGTCAACGCACAGGTGGTTTGCACGATGGATGAGAATTGCGAGCAGGGCGCCATCGTGCTGGTCCTTTGGAGCGACACGGACACCCCGCCCGATTGGGCCGGCCCCGATACCATGGGCGTAAAGTACGCCGACGGCGCCGAGGTATTTTATAACACCAAGGACCACAAGTTGACCGTGAACGCACCGGACTCCGAGCTGTCGATCACGTGTAAGAAATTGAATGTAGAGGGCGAGGTAAACATCACGGGAGATACCACTGTTACCGGAGAGATCACCGCCAGCGTTGAAGTTACCGCCGGCCCGCAGGAGATAAAATTGACAACACACAAGCACCCGACCAGCACAGGCGTGTCGGGACCGCCAACACCATAAGCGTATGCCCGTACAGAAATCAGCATTGAAAGCGGCGATCAAGGCCGCCATGCTCGCCGAACGAGACAAAACAGATAACCCCGAGGCGTCCGCCGATCGTATCGCCGAGTCCATCACGAACGCGGTGGCTGCCGCGATCGTCGAGGGGGTAAATACCGCCGTGATCACGCTGGCGAATACCGCCGGCCCAGTAACGGGAACCATAACCGCAAGCGCCGTATGATTGCACCGAACGACACACGAAACTGGCAGGTCAGCATGGACGATCCGGCGGCGATCGTCGAGGGGGTGGATGATATTGTACAGTCCATCAATATCATCCTGACGACCATCCCGGGCAGCGATCCATTGCGCCCGGAGTTCGGCAGCAACGTGTACCAATATTTAGATAAACCCCTGCCATCGGTGTTGGGAAAAATCATCTACGAAGCGACCACGGCCATCGGCCGGTGGGAAAAGCGCCTCGATGTAACCCGCATTTCCGCGAGCCGTAACGATGCCGCCCACACAGTTTTTAAGATCGAGGGCACGGTGGTAGGATCGGCAGAACAGATAACGATAACAACGATCATATAATGGCTATTGACAACAATATCCCAACATTCGTGGAACGTGATCCCGCCGTAATCATGGCGGAGAGCAAGGCAAAGCTGGAGGAGCTGTTGGGGCGTGAATTGCAACCTGCCCAAGTCGAGCAGTTGATCCTCAATTTCGTGGTGTTCCACGAAACGCTACTTGTGAACCGCTTTAATGCGGGTATGCGGCAAATGCTCTACCAGTTCAGCACCGCGCCAATCCTCGATTACATCGCGGGTTTGGTGGCCGTCGAGCGTTTGCCGGCGGCCAGTGCTGGGTGTACCGTCCGCTTCACTCTTGTTGCAGGGCACGGCTCCGTTTTGATTCCCGAGGGAACCCGCGTATCGAGCAGCGACGGTTTGGCGATATTCCGCACGATCGACGACGCCATAATCGCCCCCGCCACTATGACCGTAGAACTGTCCGTTTTGGCCGACGTTGCGGGCAAGGTGGGGAATGGTTATGCCGTCGGTACGATTAACAAAATACTGGACCCGCTGGCGTTCGTATCGACGGTAGAAAATATCGACGTCACGGGCGGAGGTTCCGATGTGGAGAGCGACGCGCAGCTCCGTGAGCGCATCAAACTGGCGCCATCGCAATATTCATCGGCAGGATCTCGGTCGAGTTACAAGTTTTACGCGAAAAGTGCCAACGCCATGATTACCGACGTGTCCGTGTCTTCGCCGGTACCCGGTAGTGTGTTGATCGTTCCACTGACGAATGAAGAGGAAACGCCCGCGCAGGTGATTACGGATGTGTACAACGTGTGCAACGCTGAGAATGTGCGGCCGCTCACGGACACGGTAATCGTATCGGCGCCGGAGCGCGAGGATTATGCGCTCATGGTGGACGTGGTGCTGTACGACGGCGCCGATGCCGCGACCGAGCGGGCAAGTATCACCAGCGCCTTGGAAGATTTTGCCAAGGAGAAGCGGGCAAAGCTCGGTTTGGACATCATACGGTCGCACATTGCCCAAGCGTGCCGGTTGTCCAGCGTGTACGACGTTACGGTCGTCGCGCCGGCCGCAAACCTGATCATATCGGACGAACAATTTCCAAATTGCACGGGAATAACCGTGAACGTAACAGGATTTAGCCGTGGATGACAAAAACGTCATAGCAAGCGCGATCAGCGACAACGAACTGGCACGGGCCTTTTCGGAAATGGTGGCCGACCGATGGGACAACTGGGACCTATCGGAGTTCCTGCCGTACTTGGTGGACACGGTAGCCCCGAGCGCCTTGCCGTATCTTGCCGACCAGTTCGACATCGACGGGTTGCAAGGATTCGGAATGGCAGAGACCGAACAGCAACAGCGGGACATCATTAAGAAGTCCATCGCGCTGCACAAGTTTATCGGTACGCCGTGGGCTATTCGCGAAGCGTGCCGCACGGTGGGGTTCCCGATCGTCATTTTGGAGGAGGGCGTAACGGCTCTGCCCGGCGGCCCTGAAAGCCCCGAAGACTGGGCGCGGTTCCGCGTATTCGTTGAGGCGGATGATAGCCGCCACATCACCGCCGAGGAGAGCCGAAAAATACACCTGTTCGTCGAGTTCTATAAAAATGAGCGGTCGCACCTGGTCGAAGTAGGCTATTATCAGAGAATCGAGGCCAGCGAAATAGTCTTCAACACCAACGACTGGCTGAATGTTGAAGTTACCACCCGCCGACGTGCATTCTCGGCGGGGTTTAATCGTGGATTCAAATAAAAAGGCAAGAATATGGCAAAAAAAGAGGACTTAAAGGGGCTGCTTGAGCAGTATTTCCCGAACAACGACACGGGCGAGATCACCGAGCCGAAGATCAGAGAGTTTTTGGGCAAGGTGATAGACTTGATCCCCGAGATCGCCGGTGGTGATCTCGCCGGTACGTACCCGAGTCCGACGGTTGGCGCGAAAAAGATTACCGCTGCAAATATAGCCGATAAAACTATTACAGCGTCCCAAATCGCAGAGGAATCATTGAACGATGAGAGCATTTTCGCCGACGAAATAATCACCGGTCGGGTCATACAGAAAAATGCAATAACTGCGGAGCTACTTGAAAGGACTTTAGCGCCGTGTGTTGTGGAAGGTATTAAAAATATCAGCATATCCAACATTCTCACAATTCCGATAACTGATCTTTTTACATATAATACCGCAAATGGAAAATGGCAATCAACGATAGTTAATATTACGAATGCAACATCGTCAGGTAATAATGCAGACCTGGAAATAAATTGCGGCGACATCGGTATCGACAAAGTAAAATTCAGCCAAATGCCTGCGATAATTCCTGTTATAATTATATCGGATGGCGATATTATTACTGTTAATGTATCAGTAAAAAGTGAGTTTAAAGGTCATAGTTATAAATCCGACAATATAATCCTTGTCTCACAAGGTGGATATGTAAGCCTTATGTTGGCTAAAACGAATATTGGATATTTTGTAATAGGGTCAAACAATCGTACAGATTTCTAATTATGAAGCAGATCGTAAAACCAATAGACGGCGTCCTGCATTTGATCGCCTACGACCAGCAGGGACGTGAGTTGTGGAGCCTGCAACAAAGCAACCAAATCGTAAACGGGGCCTATGAGATCGCCGCCGAGGCGCTGGCAGGATTGCCAAATGCGGCCATTTCAAAGGTCGCGGCGGGAACGAACGGAACCGCGCCGACCGAGAACGACACGTCGATAACCGACCCCACTATCGTCGATGTGCAGACGGTCGAGTACCCCGCGCCCGACACCGTGCGCTTCAACTTCACCTTTGGCTACATGGACGCCGCCGGAAAGTCGATCGCCGAATTTGGGCTGCTGACAACCGATGGCCGTTTGTTCGCCCGCAAGGTTCGGCAGCCGATCGAGAAAACCGAATACATGACCATCAAAGGTTCGTGGGAGATCAGCGGCGCCGGTATGGCAAAAACCCCAACGGAAGCCCCGAAATACCCCATCACGCTCACCATTGACAACTATAAAACCGGCGACGTTGAGGATAAAGGTAAGTGGCCGATAATATCGCTTTACGGCGTGGGCGACGCGGATAATGTTGCCGACTATAAAATTTATCTTTTCCGCCGGACAAAAGGGCGGTACAAGTTTGCGAGCGGTCCTACTGGATCGACGCGTAAAATATCCAAGACCTGGAGGCATCCCAAGCATGGGGTATCTATCGGGCAGGCAGATTTTGCCCTTGAATTTGGAAACGAATCGCTCGACAAAGCGATAACTGAGTTTGGCATAGAAAAATTCAAGGAATCGACATTAATCTACAATAACTCCCGAGCAAGTTTTGGGCACATTGTAGGCTGGATGTTTTGGTACGACTCGGGCCTGGAAACCACCCGGCTTTGCTTGGGCTTAACCTACAAGATCGAAAAGGCAGATTTTGACAAACCTGACAGCCCTAACCCGGATTATAAAAATTTTATGATAAAAAACATCGGATTTGCGGCATTCAAAAATGGGATTCAGGTGAGTGAGATCAAGGAATTTAAGGTAGTATGTAGTGCATCCTACGGGAAATTGGAATATGCTGTTTTAACTGACTAATAGCCGTTATGCCCTGGATTTGACCGTTCGGTTTTTGCCAACGGTTTGACGAGTCGGTTTTTGCCACTTGGACGATCCAGCGGTCTTTTTTTACTGCTGGCGATATGATCGCAATACCGCCGTTTTTTAGAGAACAATAAACTATTATGCCCTGGATTTGACCGTTCGGTCTTTGCCAACGGTTTGACGAGTCGGTTTTTGCCATTCGGACGATCCAGCGGTCTTATCGGAATAAAATATAACGACAAATATGGATTGGACGACAATCATCAGTGCGGCGATCGCCGCAATCAGCGCGGGCGGTGGCATAGGTATTTTTTTCGACCGCAAGCACAAGAAACGGGCGGCCGAGTTAGCCAATGAGTCCACCGTATCGTCGCAGTGGAAAGAACTGTTCGAGCGATCGGAAAAGAAAGTGGATGCCCAAAGTGACAAAATCGAGGGGCTTTATAAAACGATCGGCAACATGCGCTCTCAACTCGACGGGCTGGCATCGCAAAAGGCCGTGCTTACTCTGTACAAGTGCTGTAAAGTAAATTGTCCCGATCGGGAGCCGCCTTTCGGATCACAAGAGAAAACACATAATAAAAACCACGAACAACAATGAACAACAAACAAATCGAATTTGTCAAAAAAGTGTACCCGGCAGCGGAACGACTGGCCAAGGCCGGCGGCGTCAGCCCCCTATTCGTAACCGCGCAGGCGGCGCTGGAAACGGGCTGGGAAATCCGAGGGATCGGTAACAACATTTTTGGGATCACAAAAGGAAGCTGGACCGGCGACGTGTCGCTGGAGCTGACAACCGAGTATTTCAAGACCCCGACTGTGGCGTTCAAGGCTCCCGAGCGGGTTGTGTCGGTCGAGCAAGTTGCGCCCGATCGGTACAAATATCGCGTGTATCGCCTTTTCCGTGTATACCCGACCGTGGACGCGTGCCTCGACGATCACTTGGCGCTGCTGAAGAAACCGATGTACGCCGATGCGTGGCCCTACCGGGGTGATGCCAAGGAGTACGCCCGCCGCCTGGTGGACAACACGGGCGCAAAATACGCCACGGCGCCGAATTACGCCGCTATTATGGCCTCGGTGATCGACACCGTGGCAAACATCGTAAAATCACTTTAGCCATGAGAAAAATCTATTACAACAACCTGTTGGCCCGCCTGCTGTTATGGCGGAAAGATTACGAAACAGCTATGATTTTCGGTTTCATCTGCACGAAGCGCAAACAGGCGCAGCCGTTGAGTTCAAAAGCAGTGAACCACGAGGCCATCCACGTCGAGCAGTATATGGAGGTTACGGCCGTCGCACTGCTTGCCGCCTTGATGCTCTCTTTGGCGTTCGGGTGGGGCGGTTGGCCATTCGTCGTGGCGCTCCTGCTCTACTACATCATCTATTTTGTTGAGGCGGGGATTTCGTGGGTGTACAACACCGTGCGGCGGAAGCTCTCCGCGACCGCAGCGGCGGACACGGCCTATTACGCATCCATGTTCGAGATGGAGGCGCACGCCAACGAGGGAGATAACCAGTATATTCGCGGCCGCAAATCGTTCAACTGGATCCGTTATTTCGGGAAAGTATGAAAAAGTATCTGATCGTGGCGCTGGTAGCGCTGTCCGTGATTACGGCATTTGGCTTCCTGATCCATCAAAACAAAAAATTGCGGCGGGAGCGGGACGCATACCACAACAACACCGAGGTACTGCTGAGCGAGGTGGAACGTTATCAAACCAAAAGCGGCGAGCAGGCCGTTAGAGTCGGCGAATTGCAGCTGCGGGTGGCGGAGTTGGAGCGGTACCGCGCCGACGATGCCGCGTTAATCCGCGACATGGGCGTTAAGAAAAAGGAGTTGGAGCAACTGACCAAGATACAGCAGCAGACCATTTACAAGTTGCAGGGCAAGGCCCGCGATACCGTTTTTGTCGAGGTCACACCCGACAGGGCCGCCGAGGTTCCGGCAAGGTGCGCCGAGCATCACGACGAATGGCTCGATTTCTCGTGCTGCATTTTCCCCGATAATAGCTACAAGGCCGACGTCATAAGCCGCGACCGGATTACCTACGTGGAGCGCGTCAAATATGCGCGGTTCCTCGGATTCCTTTGGCGAACGAAGCGTGTCAAGTCGCGCGACCAATCCATCATAAACCACAATCCGCACGCTGAAATTATCGACGCAGAGTTTATAACTATCAGAAAATAGCGGCTTGCAATCGTTATAAATCGCTATTTTGTTTGTCCATTGTTTGTCCAAA